CTAATTTTAAGGATTGCGAGTCAGAGGACAAAGCGACTTGTCCAGACTTCTCATAATCGCAGAACGTTAGATGAAAAGGAGTAAATAAATGACCAAAGAACAAATAAAAGCAATCCGGCATAAACTCGGCCTGACTCAAAAGCAATTTGCTGAAAAACTAGGCGTTTCAATCCGCACAGTTCAGCACTGGGAGCAAGAAGGCAGGAACCCTAATCGGTGGGTAGCGGAGAAGATTGAGGAGATTGGGGAATGAATGAATCTAGAACCAACTTGTAAAAAACATCTTGGATGTCCTTACGCAACAGAAGATCGGTGCAATAAAAATTGTCCTGCATATCAGAAAGAAACAGATAAGGATATTTTATCAGTGATTTATTCAACACAAAAAAAACGGATATATGATGAAATGGCAGAAGATCATCAGATTAGAAAGAAAAAGGAGAAATAGACATGAACGAAGAATCGAAAATTGAAACATTGGAAAGAAAAATCTCTCGGTTAGAAGAAAACGCCGAGCAGTCAAAAAAGTTAATCTATAAGTTAGGAAAATGCTTAAGTCTTGTGATTCAGTCCCCATTTGTAAACCGCGGTAAAATACGGAAAATGTACAAAAATAATGGATATGATATTTCAAAAACTGTTGAATTGTACTTTAAAGAAAAACGGAAATGGTGAAGAATGAAAACTATCGGATTCTTATGCACTAATCCTCATTACGAATACAAGGGGATGAGATTTGAATACGGACATTTCGGCCCTGCTAAACTTTTAAAAGACGGAAGCATATCAAAGCAGCAAGGCCGGAAGTTCTGGGCTATTTTTGAAGAATGGGAGAAATTGCCAGATAGAGAAAAGTATAGAATCGGTGGAGGTTGCCAGCCGATAGTTGAGGAGGATTGAATGAAATCTAAAAAAAATACTATTACATTAAACAATTCTGAATGTCTTGGAATAATATTAAAAGATAAAGTCAATATAATTTTTGAAACTGGGAAAGATCATGTTTTTACTGGCGAAATTGTGTCAATAATTAGCGATGATGATGAAAGAATAGAGTTTATAGTATCTGGTAAGGAGGATTGAATGATAAACTACAAAGAATACCATCAGGTTTTCGAGGAGACCATAGCCCCGATAATAGAGGGCATGGTTAAACACGCTCATGAATCGGGGATTGATGATCTTAAAGAGATGATTATTAAATGGATTGAGTTTTATGAAAGGAGGATGAAATGAGATTTAAATTAGAGAAAAATTCGTGCGGACAAGGTAATCCATGTGAGGATGCAATATTGTTAAATAATGACATAATCACACAATTTGGGATAGATATTGATTCACTTGATGATTTAATGTCTTTCGTTGAGAAACATGGTTCAGTAATAATTGACAAGGATTCTATCACAATACTTGATTATGGGTATATAGATTAGGGAGGACAGATATGCTAGACAGAAGCGAGTGCAAAAAAATGTGGGTTTGGGATGGAGATAAAGAAAATCCAAAAGATGAGAAAAGAATTGTCATTGAAATATTCGATAATGGGTCATGTCTAGTTATATCAAAAAATACTGAAGAATACTTTAAAGCAAAACATAATTTTTCAGTGCTACAGTATGATCACTGCGAAGAAATCCAAGAGCCTAAAAAACGGCTTATGACTCGTGACGAGGTTTTAGGGTTTTTGGCTAATGAGTCTGGGATAGTAGTGAGGACTAATAGATATGTGGAACCAAAATTGCCTAGTTCTTTTGCTTTTGATTGCGTAATTAGAGCATACGAATGGGCCAGAATATCACGCACAGGAGAATTGTTGACAGACTGGCATAAGTTTGAGGTTGAGGATGTGGACTAAAACCCTACATGATTACTTTCTAGACAAAACAAAAAAACCGGTTTATACTCTGTTTTATGGCAGGAACTCAAAATAATTGGTTTAGGTCGTTGTTTTCATGGGGGCGGTCTCAATCAGATAACGATACCAACGAAAAAACCAGGATTAACAGGACAACAAGGGCAGTAACTGATTTTACTGACAAATGGTCTGTTAATCCTGCTTTGACTAATGGGATTTACAACAACACATACCGCGGGCTTAAGCTGGCAGGTTTCGGGTTCAACATTATCAATGTCCCTGTTTCGTTCATGGGACTGCCTGTCATCAACTGCGAAGATGAAGAGATTCAGGAACAGCTAAATCAGATAATAGTCAAGAAAGCAAGAGGATGCCGGTCGATTCATACGCATAGTCATAGAGACGGAACAATCTGGATTTATCCGAAATATTCAGAATCAAGAGGTTTGACCTGGGACTTNATCCCGGATCAGAATGTCAAAAAAATAGTNCGNGANATTGAGACNAACGAATTNCGGCAGATCGTNACNGAAGAGGATATNACGCTTAATTCTGAAAAATACGATACCGAATTGACAGTGACGAAAAAAGTAGTTTATACAATCGATAAGATCACAACCACCTATACCGGCGGGACAGTTCCCACAAGTGCAATCAATTCAACAGTGATTAACGCCGCTGGAGTTCTCCCGGTTTCTTTCGCAAATAATGCAGACATTAACACGTCAAGAGGGCATTCAGATTATGAAAAGATCTTATCTGACCTGAAATCATATCACGATGTTTTCCTGGCAGCCATTACCGGGACGGCAAAGTTTAGTTCAAAAATGGTCCAGACTGCGAAGGATTTTGCATCGTGGTGTGAGAATAATGGATTTGGGGCTGACGGGTCCGGGATTGCCGATCTTGATATTGGGGCTATTGATTTCATAATCAACCTTGAAGGCGAAAAAACAGAGTTTATTCACGCCACTGACTTGGCTAATGCTTATCAGGCTATCCTTAAAATCGTCTTTCACAAAATGGTTGAAATCTCCGGGATTCCTGAAATAGCATGGGGATTAAAAACAGAAGGCAACCTTGCCAGCGTTGAAGAAAACATGGCAATCCTAATGCAATATTGCAAGGATAAGCAAGAGCAGAAAGTAAAGCCTTATCAAGTTTTGATGTCAGCATCTGCAAGACTTTTGAACATTGCCGGGGTTATTTCAGATCCTGGAGAAATATCAATTTCATGGGATGTTCTGGATTCAGCCAGCGATTCAACAAAGGCGCAGGTTTTCAAAGATTACGCCGATGCACTTTCTAAACTGGTTAACGTTGCTGGAATGACAAAAGATCAGCTTTTTAAGTTTTGGAAAATAAACTTCCCGAGCTTGACAGAAAGCGATTTTAACACATGGGTTGATGGAATAGATAACATGTCGGCTCATGTGGTTAAGACTAAAGCTACCCCTGAAGGCCTTTTATCATTGCAGGGCCTTGATGGATGACACAAGCAGAGTACCGTAAACTTTACCGGCAAGCTCAAAAAGAAACTGTTAATATCACCAACAAAACAAGAAGAATAATCCTCGAAACATACAAAGAGGCAGCTGAGTTAGCCGCAAAAGCTGTGAGAGATACGACAGCAGCGGGATTATCGGATTTGACATCGGCGGCATGGGACCAGATCAATAATCAACTCAGAGCCGGGGCAGATTTAATCAGTGAAAAAATACAGCTTGAAACTCCGCTGGCAATCAGTAAAGCGTATAAAAATTATTCAATTATCGACGTTGAGTATATTTCCGATGCTGTATTAGCCTCTAAAAATGAAGTCATAACAGGAAGCGGTCTGGCAAATATCCCCTTATCCATCGATAATGCGCTAATCCAGGCAACTGCATCCAGGGTTTATCAGGACGGCTTTACTTTTTCCGATCGTATTTGGAAGCTATTCGATTTATCCGGTAAACCAATCGGAGTAAATGGAGACTACCAATACAGGATTAAGAATCTTATACTGACCGGGCAGGCCCAGGGTAGAGATGCAATCGACATTGCAAAAGATATTCAAGTATATGTTTCAAAAGGCAAACAGGCTGTTTTTACACCCGGGAGGTATGGCCGCTTAGTCCCTGGAACTGGCGAATATGTCAGACGAATAACCGGAACAGTAGATTGGAGAGCGTTAAGAATAGTCAGATCAGAGCTTCATGCTTCAATGCAAATGGCCGGGAAATTAGAGGGGATCATGAATCCGGCCTGCATTGATTTATATGACTGGAAAAAGACGATAGGAAACCCGATTGACCCAAGCGGATTAAGAAACGCCTCAGGATTGCGGTGCATAGATTTAGAAGATGATAATCCGTACACACTCGAAACAGTACCAGAATATCAGCACGCTAATTGCTCATGTTCTATTATCCCTGTCTTAATGGATCAGCGTGAATTTGTGAACGACCTTAAGGAATGGGAGCCAGGAGAAGGCCCAGATTACCTAGACTCATGGTATCGGCAAATATACGTTCCAGGCCAAAATAACGGCCTTAATTTTTAATAGTTGGTATTTTTCGCCTATAAATGGCGCATTTTA